GCACACTTTTGTGTTGCATGGGCTGAATTTAACTATACGCACACAACGGTGTGCAAACTACTAGTCTTCGGAATGATCCGGTAGATTGAATTGCGATGCATCTGCAATGCGTCCGCTATTTTCTTGACGAGGCACTTCTGCCTCCAAGGCAGCCATTACCGCTTCTTTGCGCGCAGACTTCGCCAGCGAAAGGCCCTTCGCAGTCTTGCGAACCTCCGCTAGCAGTTCTCTCTTTGCCTTTTCGTCCATTGCTCTCAATCCTATCTGACGCCGCGGCCATCAGCTCCCGCCCGGTCAACTGCCTGGGCGTACCGTACGAGCCGGTCTTACGGATCGTGGGCAGTATCTCGTCGAATACTTTTGCTTCGAAGGCTTGCGCGCTTGGTAGCTTCGATGACGCGATTAGTCGGTACAAATCGCCCTCGGTAATGAACCGGACTTGCTGCACGCCGCCCGCCGTCTGAAGGGGGTACCGTTTCGTTACCCCCTTGCAATGTTTCGCTAGCGCGTCCTTGGTATTGACGTACCCGAGGGCGGTTGCTACGTCCTTACCGCAGAAAAAGACCTTGCCGTCTTCCTCAAACATACGGACGCTGGTATTCTCAAAAGTGAATGGAATTAAATTACTCATTTGATTACCTTCTTTCTGCCTAGGCGCTGCAACGCCTAGGCGGTTTTTTGTTGGGCTAAGTCAGATTTCAAGAAGTCCTCATTCACAAGGACGATTGGGCGGATCCCCAGAACTTTGCTAGCTTTCCGCGCCAGAGAGGGGCTGAGGCTTCGCCTTCCCGCCTCGATATTCGCTAGGTAAGGCCGGGCAATTCCGAGGCATTCGGCTAACTCATCCTGTTTGAGTTCCCGCTGCTTGCGAACGAACGCGAGGGTTGCCCCTATGCGTTTCCGCTCCGCCCTTTGTTCCGTCATGTTCCTTTCCATGCCTCAATATTGGAACATGACCGACCTATTGTCAAGCATAAATAGGTGCAATTACGCGCTTTTCGGAACGTTACGGAACTCTAGAGAGGGCCTATTCGTTGGAACTACGCCGGTGTAGTTTCTGAAAAAGTTCCTAGAAGTTCCGTTTCATTCGTGCCATGATAAGTACATGGACGCTAAAGAAAAGCTTGGCAAAAAGGTAAAATCAGCCCGCTTCAACCTCGGCTATAAGACCCGCACAGAGTTTGCCTCTAAAGTCGGCGTCTCATCGCGAATACTCTCTGAGCTGGAGAATGGTCGCCGGAACTCTTACTCTGACGAGACCCTATGGAATGTCGATCGAGCACTTGAGTGGCCTCAAGGCACGTCCAAGGCAATCCTAGAAGGCAAAGAACTCCCTACTACCGAGCTCATAGATAGCAGCAGCTGCGCCGTGACAGCTGGCATAAGTGAAACAACACATGCCGCTGCAAGCGCAGCAGCAGCTTACGACGCTATCGCACGCGAAGGCGATGCCGAGAGCCTTGCGAAACTTTCCCCCAAGGACCGAGCAATCACGCTATGCCTTTTACATGGGAGATCGGCCAAGGATATCGACCTACTAACCAACAGAGATGCAGAAGAGCTCCTAGCTGCCACGAAGCTGAGCTTCATGCGAGAAAGCAGGAAGCTGCAGGCTGCCAGCCCGCGTTACTCGACAGAACCCACATCGAGCGGTTTTACCCGCAAGCAGATAGACGACAGCGAAGGGGGAATTCTTCGCTTTCCTCCTACCCAGTCTGATGATGAGGCGTGGGAAGAACAAGAGAAACTCCCCGCAGCAGCGCTAGAAGGCACCCCAGAAAACGCCCGTGACATACCCCACGCAGAATGAACATTAAAAATCGCCCCATCTGTCAGACCCCCACGGCATTAATTAACCCGTGGGACTGACAGAACAAGCACTCCTAGCATTTTGCGCCAGCGAAGGCGTAACAGTACGCGAAAGCAGTCAAGTCCCCGGCATGGGTAAATACGTGCACGCCACCCGCACGATCTGGCTTAACACGCGCCTTAGTACCCGCGAGCGCACCCCGGTTCTCTTGCATGAGGTCCTTCATATGCAGGCCGGGCATGTGGGCCCACAACCCCCGGCCATAGAACGCAAAATACGGCGGGATGTGGCGCGCATACTTATAAAACAAACCGACTACGCGCGCGCTGAGCGTATTGGTGGGGGCAACCTGTACACGATCGCGGAAGAACTCGACCAACCCGCATGGCTGGTACGGGACTACCGCACGGTTTTGGAGGGTAGGCTATTAGGCAGGCCTGGCTGTAGGATTGCTTAAACCGTAGAAACAGCTCAAGGGGTGCGATGTGGGGCCTGTAACGGCGAGAGAAGCTAAAAGTATTACCATCCGAAAATGGGGCCTCCTGGCAACGCTGGTCGGGTTTGTGTTACTTTTCTTAATCCCGGTAATTGGCATTCTCGCCGTAGTGATTGGGACCATAGCCGTTATAGTAGGCTCTCTGCTGGGGTATCCAGATTGGAAGAATCGCCCCCACGCAAAACCTCTCCCCAAGGGTACGTACCACGTGCCCCCACCAACCCTTCCTACCGAAAAGGCCGCGCCTGCCAGTGAGCCCACCTTTAACGAAGATCTAAACTTTACTTTCGATGTTGACCTAGCGGCCACCCTTTCAGGGGGCCGTCGCATTGAACCCGTATATGTACAGGTTGATTTTGACCCATCGTGCGAATGGTCCGGCCTGTACACCTACAGGTGGTTTCTGCCTGAAGAACCCCAGGTAGGGGATCGGGTAATTGTAGACGCGCGTGGAGAGCTCACAACCGCGACGGTAGCGCGGGTAGGAGTTAGAGGCGATTACAAGGGGTATATAAAAGTGATTCGCGGGAAACGCTAACGGCTATTTTGTTAGGGGCACGGTTGAGCACGCAGCTAGTTTTGCCCGTAATGGTGCGGATTATTTTGATCGGCGAGAGTTTTGGGGCAAGAAGTTCTAAAAGTAGGTGGCGCAATCAGTCGTATTGCTTAAGTCTCACGCCGAGGGCGCAATGTGCGCATAGCATCTTGAGCGTAAGCTCTATCGGAAGGTCCCCCCATGTACCCACCCTCACCCGGGCCATATACTCCCCCACGCAGGAGGATGCAGTACCCAGAACAGCCCAAGAATAAAGTGCTAATCGTAGTGCTGTGCTTACTGTTAGTGCTGGGGGCTGCGGTACTTGCCGGCGCTGGTTACGTCGCCTATAAAGCCGCAGGCGCTTCGCAGAGAGCTTCCTCTCCTACTACCGGTAAAGCAGATACTAAAGAACCTGCCAGTGGATCAACGGATCCCGCTCCAGGCAATTACCAGCTCAAACGCAACGACAAAGTTGCCTTTCTTCTACAAGGCATGTACAAATCGTGCGCCCAAGGCGAATCTTGGCTTCAACTAGTCGACGGGCCGGCAGGACCTCGCACATTGCACTTCCTTCCCACAGAACCGCCCAAAGGCACAGAAAAAGAAGTATCCCTCTTATGCATGTGGAAAGATCTCGGACTACCTAAGGAATCCTTCGCTAAGGTGACAAATAGCGAAGACAAAGAGAAGCACATGATAGTTCAAGGCGGAGTCATGCTTACATGGCAATGGACTGAGAGCAAGGACTTCATTGCTACCCTTTACGATTCGCGAGATTACGGTACATCAGACTAGCCTGCCGTAGTCGCCCTAGTAGGAGTAATGGCAGTAGTTCTTCGCTGATTATTTGCTTGTACCCCTACTAGCTATTTCTCGTTGGTGGATGTTCTATTAGGCTCCTTATATTTGCCGTGTAACGTGACACGATTAAGTGGTTTCAAGGGGTGTTTTGAGGGCCTTTGAGGCGTTTATAAATCAGGCTCAGAATCAGCTTTGACGTGGGCTTTTGCCTGATGAGAGGCAGTTTTGCTAGGATCCTGCTACTTGGGTTCGATTCCCGTCACCCGCTCCAATCAAACCTTCTTCGACCTGCAACAATGCACTACAGAATAAAGATGTGACACGGAGCGTGACACGGGAGGCATTCCCAAGTCATCTAAAACTCCTCCTGCAACAAGGTCAAAAATGAAAACTCCCAAAAAAATAGTCCACAAAAATGGGACCGTCGTCTGGCGCGTACGCTTCAAACCCACGCCCGGGGCTAACTCAGCATCCGAGACCTTCCCCACATTCGAAGAAGCGCAGCAATTCATCGCCCTGATCGATCAAGTAGGTGGCCAAAACGCTCGCGCAGCACGCACCCCTATGACCGCCTCCGCAAGAACTCTTAATGCCGCCTTCGAGGATTACCTAATCGTCGCAGCCTCGCACGGTGCCGAGAGAATCGCAAAAGATTACCGGACAATCTACAACAACCGGATAGCCCCCTATTTCGGGAGCTGGCCTACCGACGCCATCAAGCGGGAAAACGTGGAGCGGTGGATCATGGAGCTACGGACCACCGAAACGCTGGCCTCGGCCAGGGCACGCAAGCGGAGCAAAGAAGAAGGCAAGCCCCTACCTCCTGCTCGATTCCTCGCCCCCAAAACAATCGCTAACGCCCACGGCCTACTTTCATCCATATTGCGTAACGAGGTACGCGCTGAACGCCTTACTGTAAACCGCGCCGAAGGGATACCCCTGCCCCGCATTACCAGGCGTAAGGAGCCAGTTTTCTTGAGCCGGGAGAGTTCGCGAGGATACTCGATGAGCTCCCAACGCGGTGGCAGCCGCTCGTGGCTTTGCTAGCTGCCACAGGGATGCGTTGGGGGGAGGTTACCGCGCTCTACCCTGACGATTTTGATTACGAATCCGCGCCGGTCATCGTGCGCGTTTCGAAGGCGTGGAAGCGAGGGGTAAGCGGCTGGTACATTGGGGAGCCGAAAACTGCCGCCGGAGTGCGTGATATTACGCTGCCTCCGCAGATTTCCGAGCTTCTCCTGCCTCTCGTGGAGGCAACGCCGCACGAGCTGCTCGTTTTTAGAAATTCCGAGGGTGGGCACCTACGCGGGGATTGGTTTAGACCTATCTGGAAAAAAGCCGTAAAAGCTGCCGGCATTAGACGGATGCCCCGCCTACACGATTTGCGGCATACGCACGCTTCTTGGCTGATATCGCAAGGCGTGCCATTGACTGTAATCCAGAGGCGACTAGGACATTCTTCCATAAAGCAAACCTCTGACATTTATGGGCACCTCGCCCCTGAGGCGGGTGCGATAGCTGCAGCTGCTGTGCAGGTAGCACTTTCTCAGGCATTGCCAGAAATCGAGGGGTGACCAGGCGCGCTCAAGGGGGGCGCGGTTGGCGCGCACGTGACTGCAACCCTAAACTACGCGGAAGAAATGGAAGAGCAATTCGGCACCCCCGAATTCGTCCAGCTGGAACGGTACCCGAATAACGAAGCTGCCCAGCGCGGCCTGGGGGAGCCTGTTCCCGCTAAAATGCATGGCGCGATGATCGGCCTATGCTGCGCTGCCTTAGAAGCTGAAGGCTACACCACGAGGATTGGCTGGATACCCGAAGAATCATAAGCGCAGGGAACGTATAAAAAAGAGGGGCACCCCGGCCAAACCTGGTCAGGGTGCCCCTAAATGCTAGTGCTTGTTGCACTTCTCAGTCCGTAATTCTAGGTTGCGCATGCGCGCGTGTAGATCCTCAGCCGCGATAGCCTGCTCGCGCCGATAATCCCCAACCTGATGCCCCAGGCTCTTCACCTGATCAAGTAAGAGATCGAATCTGCGATCTTGCTCCTTTTGCATGCGCTCAATACGATTCACCGCATCACGCAAGCTTGAGCCGTGGTTGGTCTCCAATTGCTCTCGGGTCTCACAAGCGGCTTTCTCAATCTTCTTGTTGGAATGTTCGACGCGTTTGATTTTTACCACTCCCGCGATTGCTGTGATGAAAGCTGCGAACCCCCCGAACCCGCCAAGAGTGGCAAGAGCATCAATAAACCCGCTCAAAAGCTCACTCCTCCTTCCCCTCGCCGGTCTTGGTGGGGGCGCGGTGCCTACCAGCAGGCGGGGAAGTAATATCACGCACCCAATCCATCAAACCCGTGGGCTTTAGGACCGTGTAGGCTATCTGCCCAGCCCCCGCAACCACACCCAGATTCATAATCGCGAACTGGTAAAACGCCGGATACTTAATAAACACGAAGGTCGCCGCCGCGAGCGCCACGTACACCGCGAGCGCGACCAGGCGTTTAGTGTTTTGCGTCCAGTGCGCGCGAGTTATCACCGAGACTACGAATGTGCCCAGGATGCCCGCGAGTGCGGAAAAATCAATGGGGCTAATGTGCTGGAATAGCTGGTCCATTTTTTACCACATCCATCCTTTCGTGTTGAGGGCGTGTTGTATTGCTTGGGCGGTGTTTTCTCCGAGGTAGCCGTCTTGGGTCTGGTGGAGGTTGGCTTGCCAGGCGCGGATTGTGGTCGGGCCGAGGATGCCGTCCTGGGTTTGTTTTAGGCGGGCTTGTAGTTCGCGTATGGCCTGGGAGCCGTCATCGCCGTTGCCGAATTGGGCCGGGCAGGGGTCAGCTTCCATGATTGCCGGGTAGTATTCCTGTTTTTCCGCCACCTGGTCGGAGATCGTGCCGTCTTGCGGGGTGCGTAGGTGGGCTTGGATTTTCTTCCAAGATGCAACCCCTAGGATGCCGTCCTCGGCTAGTTTGCCGGGGGCGGGGGCTGGGTCTGCTTTCGGGGTTACCTTGGCAGGGGCCCCTCGGCGGATGTCTTCGGCGCGCGCGTCCAGCCAGGCGAGCTTGCCCGCATACGTGCCGGGGCAGGCAGTATTGTAGAAATCGTTATGCTTAGCTAGGGGGATGCGCCAGCCGTAATCGCGGCGAATATTCGCGATCAGCTGGGCGATAGTTTCAAGGTCTGCGCTGCTCATGCGCGGGTTACACTCGATGCCGATAGAACGCTTGTTGACGGAGTAGTCGCCGGCGTGCCAGGCTGTATCGGCGGCGTTTACGATCCACGCTACTCGGCCTGCTTCTGCTACGCAGTGGGCGGAGGTGCCAACCGCCGGGTTGCACAGGGTGCGTATTGCCCCCTCAAACCCGGGATTACGATCCGGACTATTCCACCAGTGAATAACAATCACATTTACTTGCGTGCCGCCCCTGCCAGGCGTGTAATTCGGTGAGTCATAGCAGGTTATATCTTGATATGCCATATGGGCTCCTCACATTCTTTGGGTTTTGGGTATAAAAAAGCCCACCCGAGCGGGGTGGGTATGTATTACAGCCAGTCTGTTAGGCCATTGTTATTGGGTAGGCGGTAGCTACCATGAAATTGAATCGGTCATTAGTGGTGAGTGTGGCATCCCCGCCACGCCAGCCGCCTTGTGGGCCGCACTTGATATTCGGGGCTTCCCCAGCCGGGACAACGGTTTGCAGGCTTACCGATACTGAGGACTCCTCGTCAGGGTCCCACCTGGCTGCTGCGAATGCCCCATTATGGCCCACAATCGCGAAATTCATTCGGCCTTTGGTACACCTGCCATATGCCCCGGCGGTGACAGCGACAAGCCGGTCATAGGGGCGGGCCGGTAGCTGTGTGGAGCAGGCCGCGTGGAACTGGTTCTCGTTGAGGTGCCCACTCCAACCGGTGGAGTATTTACGAGAATCGACTTCCACCTCATTTAGGGGCGAGAGTACCCATACCGTCCCATTCTTGCGCCCATCAGCACGATACAGAACCCCGTGGATATCGAAATATGCTGGCGTTGTTGCTGTAATGCTTACCCCATTGTCTGCTGCCGTGGTGAGTATTTGGCGGGCCTCAGCAACCGAATTGGCTGTGGTGATTATGCCTGCGGTATCGGCAAATTTTCTCCACGCGTCTAAGAGTGGTTCTGTCGCTGCCGGCAACGCTACTTTCTTCCAGTGCGAGTTACTCATTAGCGTCTCCATCTTTTAGGCCGTGTTTTTTTAGTGCGGATAGTTCGCGTTCTTTAGCTTCGATAGTTGCTTCTGCGAGTATTGCCCGCCGGGTCATGCGGGCAAGTTCTGCTTCGTATTTTTCAAGAAGAGTGTTTATATCAATCTGCTCACTCATTCGCGGCCTCCTCAGCTTCTCCTTCGTCTTCTTTTCCCCACAAAGCCGGGTTAGTGCCGGGCTCGGCAGTGTTGAAAGAGCATAGGCTCTTCCACCTGACCCCGTTATGGGTGACTACCTGCCCGACCGCGTAGGCGGTTTTTAACCCCGTCGGGGCCTGCCAGTTAGAGCCCGCCGGGGGCACTCCGGCTGCTTTCTGATACTCCGCCTGTAAAGCCTCAACGTTAGTGGGTAGGTATTCGATTATTTGCTGGCGGTTAAACTCCTCGCTGATCTCATCTCTAAGCCGGCTAACCTCAAAAAAGGAAAGCTCCCTAAGCTCACTAGTCGTAGGTACTCGCACGGTTCACTCCTTTACTGCTTGCGCATGGTGTCAATATTGGTGGGGATTGCCATAACCCGGATTGCATCCTGAGAGGGAACCACACCAGAGAAATTACGCACCGCAATATCAGCAAACGTGTTAGTCACCTTGTATGCGGATGCGACTACGTGCGCCCAATTCTCAGGGTTGCAAAAAATCATCGGTGGGGCCGGGTAAGGGGTGGGGAACGTCCACCGCACGGTCGCCACATCCCTAACTGCTGGTTTGCAATGGACGGTGCCGGTCTGGATCTGGATTTGCCGCATAAACGCGCCAACCTCGCCCGTATTATCAATACGCAGCTCAGGAGTACCAATACCCCAGGCAGATATCGCCACCCCACGATCATTTTTAGAATTGACCTGCTGCACGACAATCCCACCAGAATCAATCTTCAATTCTTGGGTGTACCTATCTAACAGGTCTTTCGAACCACCATGCCCTGGCGATCCCCCTCCAGGGCGGCCCTTATTAAACACCCGCTTATAGAGCGCAACCTTGCCAGTCTGTACGATTTGGTCAGGCAAAATCTTCGTACTGGAAGTGGTTTTCTCTTCCACGTGGAAAGTGTTAACCGCCGGATCAGAATAATCCGCATACACGTTTTGGAATGTTGGCTGCCTTGATGGATTATCTATGATTACCTGCCCGCCAATGATCTTTGAGCCTACGACTTCCGCGCCGGTGATCCTGCCCCCGGCGGTGAAATCTAACGCCACATCAATTGAACCAGCAAGAATATTATCTGCTTTCACCTTTACAAACTCCCCAAGCTTCGCACCCATTTTTTCCGTAACATTCAGCTTTTCCACATCCACGGCGTGAGCGGCAAGCTTCGAGGTAGTAATAGCCCCGCCCTCAATCAGGGTTGAACCCACCATCGGCGTTATCGAGATCCCAGCGATAGCCTGGTACGCCCACGTATCACTAGAGCTGTGATTCACATACAAGGCACCAAGGTGATACCCCCTGGCCGGGTTTACCCGGAAGCGGCACCCGATTTTGGTCCACTCCGTGGGGATCTCAAACCCGCCAATAAGATACTGGGGATTCCCATTACGCGAATCCGGGACACCTTCGAGCGGCCCGCCTTGAGTGACGTCGATAGCATGATTATCCTCGCTATCACGTAGCTCTAAGAACATGCGCGAGTCCCGAATGCCCGCCGATACCCAGGCAGTGAACGCGTACTCGCGCCCAGGCTCGAGGCGGATAGGGGTTCCCCCGTGCACCTGCTTTATAACGGCAGGCCTCGCATCCGCGTTTAAGTACCCCGAACAGGCAGGAGGGGCACCATCAGCAATAAAGCTAAGCTCCTTACTCCACGGGGCCTGCCCGCCCGTCAGATCACCATTTAGAACCAGGTTGCCACTCTCAGCAGAAATAATCCTACTGGCATACATTTCATTGCTGAATGCCTGATCCGCCACAAGCTTCTTAATTACCGCCCGGTCAAAACTGCCAGTGCCAGCCTTGAGCTTATCCACCGTCAAATCTGCGACTATTTCGGCCCCCACATCAGTTTTCACCCACGCGGTGCCGTCATGAACCCATTGCCCGATAATCTTGCCAATTAGGGATGAGTCGGTGTACTGCCACCACACGTCCCCCGCATGCCCGGCACCAGAGGGGGTAGTGGTTGACCGCGTAATCTTGCTTTTACCATCGGCAGCGGTTTGCGCGCGCGTGGCAGCCTCACTAGCAGAACCAGCAAGCTTCGCCGCGTTCTCCGCCTGCGAGGTGGCTTTATCGGCGGCAGTTTTCGCCGCCTTCGCATCCTGTAATGCTGATGTGGCATTGCTGCCAGCCTCGCCTGCGGTTTTCGCCGCAGCGCTAGCTTTAGAATCCGCCTCAGACGCAGCCTTCTTAGCCTCATCCGCTGCACTCTTTACATCATGCAAGCCGTCTTTCACGCCAGACAGCTTCATCTGGACCATACTGGCGATACTGCTTGCTACTTCTGCCTTACCGTTCGCGTCCTCGGCCGTCTGCTGTGCTTCAGCAACTTTCCCGCCCACGCTATCCGCCTTGGTTTTGGCCTCCTCCGCAAGCCGTTTAGCGTTATCAGCCTGCGACGTCGCCACGACAACCGACTTTTTTTACCTCGTCTGTTGCGCCTAACGCTTTAGCAAGCTCACCATCAACGCGGGCCTTCTCCGCCTCAAACTGGGAGGCTACCCGGTTAGCGTTCTCAAATGCTACGTCGATACGGCCCTTAGCCTCATCTAGTTCTTTCGGGAGTCTAACCTGTAACTCATCGATCTGTTTTTTAGCCTCGCCCGCGCGTTTTGAAGCTTCTAACAGGGCCTGCCCTGCATACCCTGTGGGGACTGGGTCCGCGCCCTCTGGGAAGTCGTTAGCCCCACCAGCAAGGACCACACGCCCAGACGAGTCACGCACCAATGGTACTCGCGCACCAACTGCGGCAATTCCCCCATCTCCACGCACGCGCACTGGCGGATATCCCTCTGCCCCTTCAAACCGGACCGACAAAATCCCGTCAACGATTGATTCCACTCGACCGTATAAGGCAGCATCCGGGCGGGATAGCTGCCCCCGCACCCCGTCAGATGGGGACTTATCTAACCATAAAGACGGCTTCACCATGTAAATTCCTCCAAATCAACGCGCATGGGTTCTTCCCCGCCAAGTGGCAGAGAATAAGCAACTACGCGCCCAACAATTTCTTCCCCAGCTGGGGTTGATATCCCGATCACGTCTCCAGCTTCAAGGCGAGGGTCTGGAACGATGCCTAGAGATCTCTTTTTCAATGCGCCCATAGACTCACGCATTGCCTTATTCGCTGCCGCCTGAACATCCTTATAGGCTTCGGGGGCAGAGATTTCTTCCCGCTGGGTGATAACCCCGTAATCTTTATCGAATGGGAACCCTGCGCGGTCTGCCCATGCGACCCATTCTTCTTTGTCTTTCTTCCCTACTGCGAGGAACCTATTGGGGCGGCGGGCAAAACCGGTAGCAGGAGCTTCTACCAGTAGGTCTTTGCCGGTGTAGTAGGCTGCGGGTTTCAGCCCCGCGTTATCAGGCTTCCACACATGTAGGCAGCCGTCCGCTTTGACCCCGTATTCGACTCCCTGAGAGGCCGCAAGGTCTCGTATTGCCTCCGTCCGAGACGTTCCCCATTGTGAGCCACGCTGAATAATCGGGTCCCGGTACAGGTCCGATTTCACTGGCAGGCGCAAAGTTGCCAGCCGTTGCATCTCAGAGATCAGCGTCGCCCCCTCAGGTGGGGATGAAGGCCACACCATCGGGTCACACTCGGGGATCTGCATCAAATCTAGGGCTTCAACCGTGAAAGTGTCCCCTGAAACTGGCCCCCATGATTCATGGATAAACTGACCGAGCGGAGTCTCATAGACCCTACCTCCAGTCTCAAACGAAATCGTTACCTCGGAGCGCTGCCCATAATTATTGGCTGGGGCCAGGGGGTGAGCGGGGGCCCACGAGGCCGGCAGATCATAGGTAAGCCTGCCGGGGACAACACGATCTGACGCATACTCTAGTCGCGCGTTAGAGGCCGGCAGATTTTCCGCAAGAGTTTGCCGGCCCCTAGTTACACGTACTTGCACCCCCACCTTGACCGGTCCTAAAAGGTCCTTCAGGGATGGGCCCGGCCTCATGATAGGCCCCCAATCGTCTCAGCAAGCTCAACGTAAGAAGAGTTTTCCCACGAGTCTTCTGCGCGCACCCAGTCTCCCCAGGTGAGGAAAATCTGTTTAGATGCTGCGGATTCTGGAAGGCGCGTGTACTGCATGTTCCAGGCTCGGTGCGCCGCATCTATTCGCGCCGTCCTAGACTCGGTAATGTCCCCGGTTGGGACGATAAGGCGAGTAGCTGGGACATCGCAGCTAGGGATCCGGCACACGCTATGGTCATGCAGCAAAAAGAACGGCTCCTGTCTTGCTACCAGTTCCCTCACGCGTCCCGTTGCTTCCGGCCCAGCACTGAATTGCAGGGTTCCCGTGCTGCGAGGCGGGAAACTGTATCTAACTATGGTGCGGCCCGATTCGCCGGGCGATATACGGTGCCCCACAATCCCACCCGGTGTCATCGCCGTTAGTGATCCTGACTGGCACGGGGCCCCGGCCTTGCGCATCAGAAAGGAGGTAGGCGGCCCCAATCCCTGGGCGCGTAAGTAGCTCACTCCAGTTATCTTCCGCCGTTTGCACGTGGTACTCGGTCGGTTTACCAACGGGCGCTGCGGGATCAGAAATGATCGTAGGCCCCACTCCCTTATCGATCAGTACGCGCTGCCTGTAAAGCCGGTAAGGGCCAGCGTCTATCATGAATGAGGGCAGCCCCGAGTGGGCAGCAATAAATCCTTTAAGTGTCATTTTGCCTCTCTAACCTGTCTTTCACATTGCCGAAGAAGCTATGATCCTGCGGTCCACGGCCTCTTCGATGTGCGCGTTAAAACGGGTGCCATCGTCTAGGACAAGCGCGAGAGATTGGCCCGCTAGTGACACGCTGACCTCGTGCGCAACCCGTGAGGCCATTGCGCCACCAGATGTGATAAGTGGCCGTGGCGCATAAGGCAGTGCTGGGGTTCCCCCTTCGGCGAAGCCCCGCTCGCGCAGCAGGTCTCGGATCTGCCCAGTGTGCATCATGTGCCTTAGCGCGAATATCGCGCCATGCCCACCAGCTGCGGTTACTTCCGCCGCCGTAATAACATGCTCATTATTTGATAGGCGTGCCGGGATAGAGTCAGATGTTCCCGTCCCTAGCCCCCATACTGGGCCGCCAGAGGCAAACCCCAACATACCAGCTACAGAGCGCACAACGTTAGCAACCACGGTGATTGTTTTTACTGAGGGGATCGAGCTGAGTATCCCCCATACCGGCCCTGTGAAGTGGTCGGTAGCGTTCACGCTAATCCACGAGCTGAGACGGTCACCGTAGCCCTTTGCCGAGTTCATGCTCCCAATCGCGGGTCTACCGTTAGCGTCCAGGGTCATTACTGGCCTACGCGATGACCCGTCAGCCTCAGTCGCATTTATAACCCCCAATGCGGGGCCCGCCATAGCGCCTAAAAGCATAATCGGGTTCCGTGAAGAGCCGTCTGCCTGGGTTGAGTTGAATACCCCAATTGCCCCGCTTGGGTCTGCCCCAAGTTTCATAGCTGGCGATAGTCCCTCTGCCATTTGTGCGGTCTCGCCGGCAGCAATCCTAGCCGGGTCTGTTAGCATCTCCAGCGTCATCTGCGGCTTTTTTGCTGTTGTGTAGTTTGCCGCCTCGTCTGCTTTAGCTTTCGCCTTGTCAGTCGTTGCGTCAATATCTAGTTTCACATCTAAAGCCTGGGCAGCTTGCTGCAAAGTCATACCCTTATTGATCACGGCATCTGAGAACGCGACTGCCGCGAGTTCGCCTTTTTGTGCCATCACCTGCTGGACAGCAGCTGTAAACGAGGAGTCATCCATAGCCTCCGCGAAAACCTGTGAGGACTGCTTACCTTTCGCCCCCATGAGGTTATTGAATTGTGCCCACTGGGCCTCATCGTTAACCCCATCGGTTAGATCTTTCGCAATCTGCGCACCGGTAGCCCCCATATCGAGTAGCTGGGAGAAAGCCTCCGGGGAGAGCTTTTGCTTTAGAACTGCCATGGAGGCCTGCCAGGTCTTCATGGACTCAATCTGTTCTTCAAGTTTTGAGGCGAAGTCCTCAAACCCGCCACTACCACTCTGGGCGGCCTCTCCCACATTAATAAAGGATTCAGAGGCCCCCTGCAGCTTCTGGCGTAACTGTTCACCCGCGTCCCCTGCGGTGAGCGCATGCCCACCCCACCGGGATAAAGCTTCACCCGCCGCGTTAGCCGCGTCAGCAGCTTTCAGCTGTGCCTGCCCATTCTTATCAGTCTCAAGAGTGAGCTCGCCAACTGCGAGCTTAGCAAGCTGATCCTGACTAAGAGATAGGCCTGCCGCCTGGGCCTTATCCCGGAGCGCTTGAGCATACTCAGGCATCAGTTTCAAGTGATCTCTGATTGCTTTGCTGGTCCCTCCGGCAGCGTCGGTCATCAGCCTAAACTGCGCCTGGGCTTTGTTCAGGGGGAGCCCTGCCAGGGCTTTGCCATACTCTTTTAGCTCGTCAGCAACTTTAAGAGCGGGGTCCAGCGAAACTCCTGGGGCTTTAGCCACGAGTCTCTCGTAGGTTTCGCTCCATGAACCGGTTAGGCGGGATGCCTCACTAACCATTTTGGAGTATTGCTTTACGCTTTTTGCGCCTGCGGCTGCCCCAATTTTTTATACCAAGGAAATTCTCCCCGGTATCTTTGAGAAGCTTCGGCACATCTGACGCCTTCTTAATTTCTAAAATGGCGTTAGTGTATTGCTTTATTCCCTTAGAAGGTGGATCCTCAAGCCACTGTTGGGCGGCTTTAAGTGCCGTAAGTGCGGCCCCCGCAACTGCTACTACCGCCCCAATCTTACTGACGGCAGATATTAGGCCGCCTGCTTTGGCTTTCGCGCCTGCTGATACCACGCCGAGGCTTTCCAGGGCGGTAATGGTCTCTAAAACAGCCGGAGTTAGCTTCAAAAACCCTCCAGTCAGTAGGGCAGATACGCCTACCACGCCTGTAAGTGTTGCGGCAGCGGTCTGGACTGGTTTAGGCAGGGAGGCAAACCCTTTAGCGACTCCTGCCACCCCATCAGCTAAATTACCCACTACAGGTAGCAGACTATCCCGGTGCTAATGGCAGCATCTTTAATCTGATTCCACGCCATTTTCGACCGGGCCCCGACCGTCTCATACCTGCGCGCGACTTCCTCCGCGAGTGCTTTGTTCTCGTCAAAAGCGCTTTGCCCGTCGCGCATGGCTTTGGAGAATACGTCGGAAGCGGAGGCGGCGCGGCGTAGAGCATCGCCTACGCGTAGGTCGGTTAGGCCTAGTTGTTCGAGTACTGGTTGCATTGAGCCGCCAGCAGCTTCTATTCCGTTTAGGCCTTTGATGAATGCGCCGATTGCGCTACCGGCGTCACGTTTGAAGGCCTGCTGGAATTGTTTGCCGGTCATTCCTGCTACTCGCGCGAAGGTTTCTAGTTGTGGGCCGCCGGTGTCTACGGCGTTTCGCATGGTGGTGATTACGCGAGAGAATGCTGATCCGCCGGCTTCTGCCTCTACACCGACAGATGAGAGGGCCGCAGCCAGGCCTAGGGTTTGTCCTTCGGACAGGCCAATTTGGTGGCCTGCGCCGGCTAGGCGCATTCCCATTGCGGCGATTTCGGATTCTGTTGTGGCGTAGTTGTTGCCGAGGTGGACGATTGATGAGCCTAGGTTGGAGACTTTATCTTGGCTGGTGCCCATGATGTTCATGAACCTGGTTAGGGTCATGGCGGCGTCTTGGGCTGACAGGTTGGTTGCTTCGCCAAGGTCAACCATTGTCTTGGTGAATCCGACAATGTTTTCTTTGGATACGCCTAGCTGGCCTGCGGCTTCTGCTACTGCTGCGATTTCTCCGTGGGAGGCAGATACTTGCCCGGTCATGGCCCGTAGCCCGGATTCTATTCTTGCTAGGTCTGCAGGAGTACCGTCTACGGTTTTGCGGACTCCCGCGAAGGCGGATTCCCAGTCGACTGCGGCTTTTATCGAGCCCGCGAGCGCGCCTGTGGTGACTAGGCCGAACTTGGTTAGGGCTGAGCCGGCTTTTTCCCATTCGCCTCTTTGTAGTTGTGCGGATTGTGCTAGGCGGCCCATCCTGGTTGTGGCTACAGTACCGGTTTTGTCTGCGGCTTTTACGACTGCTTCTAGGCTGGAGGAGGCGTTCTTCATTTGGGCGGTGAAGTCTGCGACGTTTGCCCTAAGAGTTACTTTGATACTGCGGTCAGCCAAAGGGGGCCTCCTATTGTTTTGTTATTTCTAGGGTTGGGACCATGCCTGGGGTGGGCTTGGTTTTTTCAGTGTCTGCCTGGAAGCGGTCTTTTGTTTCGCAGGCGATGCAGAATGTTTGTTTGACCTCGAACCAGCCGTCCATGTCGTCGTCGTGGGCGAGGCGTGTGGGGTAGCCGCACCCGGTGCAGATTCTGGTTTTTTCAAAGACGGAGTGGGCCTGGGCGAGCATGGTATCTTCCCATGCCCACCCGGCCTGTGGTGGGTTCACTCCTGCCATTACTAGCGGTGGGATATGCCATTCTTTTGCGGTGCGTAACAGCTGGAGTATCCCGGCGTTTTTGTTGGTGTCGAGGGCGTCTACTAAAAAGGGATTTTTACCTCCACGGCCCCTTGGTTTGCTGATACTACTGTGGCCGCGATTAGGGAGGCTTGCTGGGGGGATATTTCGTTTAGTTTGCGCAGCTGGTCAACTCCAAACCCGGTGGGGGATTCGATCTGCTGGGCGATCTGGTGTAAACCCACTTCGTCTGGGTCGGTGATGCCTTCTTCTTTTAATGCTTGAGCGTTGCGTTTTATGCGAGTTTGGGACCATGCTCGCACCACGATGTCGAGGGCGGAGGCTTCGACCTCGCTTTTGAGCTTTAGGAACTGTTCGCGCAGGGGGGTTGCCTCCTGTCCGGCTCGTTCGGCTATCCTGATTTTTTCTGCTAGTAGGTCCAGCTGGGATAGTAGGTCGGCGCGGGCATAGATTGTGCAGGCTCGCTTTGTGGGGGCGAGGCCTTCCATCCAGGCGGTAAGGTCAAAGGTTTCCGGGGTGGGCTGGGCGGTTTCGTAGGTGCGTACGCCTTCGGGCAGTGTTGTCATGGTGGCCTCCAAAGTTTATGTAAGAGCGGTTTTGGATGGTGGCCTAATTATTTTGGGGCCGCCCCCTGGGGCGGGTAGGGCCTGGCCACCAGATGCTCCTACCCGCCCCACTACCGGCTGAAAGCAGTGTTTGGGGGCGGCAAAAGTAAACCGCCGAGGGGGATTACCCTGCGGCGGCTACAACCTTCACATTCTCGTAGGCATTTTGTACGCCCAGCGGGATAGTTCTCTTGATGTAGCCGGTCCGGTCAGAGGGCTTCTGCGGGGTGTCGGTTACGACCTCATAAATGTCTATCTCGTCGCCTACCTCGTAGTCCTTGTCGTATTCGGGGCCTTCGCGTTCTACCAGCCAAAGCGTGGTGCCTTTAGTGCGGAGGGCCTCCCAAACGGTGGCTTCATCAGCTAGGGTTTTCCCGTGTTCATCTTTGAGGATGAATGGTGAGACAGACCCTTCATAGTTTGAAGCGCCGAACACTGTTGCGTTCGAGGCCGTGCATAGGGCAGGCTCGTTGATCGTTTCGGAAGCGGTCGCGCCGAGCTTGTAATCAGATTTGAGTACCTGGCAGGACCCTTCCAGGCCCTTCTTTAGCTCGTCTACGGTGGGAGCACGCAGGTCTTTTGGCTTCTGGGTTAGAACAGTCAGTTTAATGCGCCCATCAGCTAGGGTTTTAGGCATTGTATTCTCCTTCAGTATTTTCGGTTGGAAGTATTTCTGGCTGGCTTTCAACAGGGTTCATATCTGCTGGGGGAATAGATCTTGTGTTGGGTTTGTTTCGGACCCAATCAGGGCCTAAAAGTGGGTGCCCAACAAAATGAGCGGGAACCTTATAGGGAACCCGCTCGCCTGTGTTCTTGTCGTATACGGTTACTAATTTGTCCATTAGCACCTCCTTATTGGTGTGGCCATTATGTGGGCTTCTATTACCAGGTAGGCGGGGTGCGTGTTCGTGTCGCTAATAGTCACGGTGCGGTCCACGGTTACGCCTAACACTGGGCGAACATCTATCGGGAAAGTGCGCCACCCGGCCAGGGGGAGGACGTGCCCTTGTAGGAGTGCTTCGCATTTTTCTGCCGAATCCAAAGCATTTATTGGCGTGGCATCGGCAATAGTTATGCGCACCCACTCGTCTAGATCGCGCATCTTGCCGGCTAGATCCTCCGAGGGCTTCTCCCCTACCCCAGCAGTGATTACTATGTACGGGTAGTCCGCAGAGGTCAGGACAGGTTTTCTCATATCTGCCACATAACAGGGCAGCCCCTCCCCGGTTAAGAGTTTGCGCAGCTCAAGTATTGCCTGTTTCATGTGAGCATCCTTTCGGCGAACTCCCCAAGCGCGTCAGCAAACCCTGGGGCCTCCGCCTCTAACGCGCCCATCGGGTCCGGAACTGTCCCCCCGCCCCTGCTAGTACCGAAGTAGGCAATATTAGCTAGGGAACCTGGCGCGCCTTTAGTAGGCCCAATATCTACCTTGAACTCGCCTCGGCCCCTTAGAAGGACTGGACGCGGAAGCCGTCGAATACGTTATCTCTCAGGCAGTAGCAAGACGGGCCCTAAACCCTGAGGGCAAACGCACCGAACGCATAGACGACTACTCCTACACGCTTAGCGCAGACTCAGCGGCAGCAGAAATAACTATCACAGACCTGGAATGGGCAATGCTAACCCCTGACGACAACACGATCGGCGGCGCATTCTCCATAACCCCAACAAGCCCCACATATGTGAGGCGAGCCGGGCGAGGAACAGGAAGAGAGGTAAACCATGACAGTTTCAATGGCAGTGCGTTCTGGTAGGCGCGCCGCAGAAAAACTCATGGTCGACAACTGCCGCATAACCAGGACGGGGGAACCTACCATCGGCCCAGACGGGCGCGAGCATATTAGTGAAACCACCGTTTACGAGGGCAAGTGCAAGGTGCAAACCTACGAGCCTTATGAGCAAACCCCAAACACCGCCGGGCACACAGCAGTAGTACAACGCTACTCAGTGCACGTCCCCTACGGGGCGGGACCATTTGAAGTAGGGGACAAGGTAACTGTAACTGGTAGAGAATTTCGCGTAGCTGGCCTACACGAAAAAACCTACCAGACCGCAATCAGGCTACTAGTGGATGAGGTCGTAATCTGATGGGCATTATCAGCATTGACACGTCCGAGGTGCGCGCGCTCGCGGCGGATTTACGGCAAGTGGATTCGCGCCTGGCCCGCCATGTGGTCCCGGTGCTGCGCAAGGGTGCGGTGAATGTCAAGAATCAGCTTGTGAAAGAAGCTGAGGAGTCAACGCACTTTCGCGGTTTTGCACCTGCGATTAGCTTTGATGAGGGCTCCTTCGCGGGGTTTGGTGGAGGCGAGTTCAAGGTAGATATTGGGCCTACTAAAGGCGCGCCAGGTTCCCTAGCTAATATTGCCTACTTCGGTACTAGCAGGGGCGGGGGGACAGTTCCGGACCCGATGGGCGCGTTAGAGGCGGA